GCAGAGGCACTCAAGGAAAAAATGCGTGAAAACAGAGATGCAATCAACGCAGAAAATACAAGAATTGAAACTGTCAAGGCAAGCAACGAAAGAATTGAGCAGAATATAGAAAGCCTTGAACGCAAGCAGAGGCTATGGGAAGATAATAAACAGCAAACCGTTAAGGAACTGGAACAGAGCATTGCTGCATTGGAAAAGATTGACATTGAAGCGGAAATTGAGGCACATAGATGTTGGGAGAAATTTAACGCAGACAAGAATAAACTGGAAGAAGCACAGCGTTGGATGGCTAACATCACAGCCGATAACGAAAAGCAGGAAAAATTAATTTCTAAACTGCAAAAGGAACTGGAATCAATTGACAAGCACGAATGTTATGCGTGTGGGCAGGAGATACACGACAACAAGCAGGAAGAAATTAAGAAGCAGAAGGAAGAAATGTTGCAGGAAGCAGCACAACAGATCCTGGCCAACGAAACGCAATATGACGAACACGCAAAAGTTGTAAAGGACATCGGAGAACTTGAAAACTGCCCCGTAACGCAGTATGATTCAGTGGAAGAAGCATACAACCACAGGAATACGGTCGAGAGTCTGCAGAAGGAACTAGGACAGAAGCAGGAAGAAACTAATCCTTATGCGGAACAGATTGAGGATCTAAAGGAAACTGCACTACAGGAAGTGAGTTTTGACGCACTGAATGAACTTACAAAGGTAAAGGATCATCAGGATTTCCTATACAAATTGCTCACAAACAAGGATTCGTTTGTGCGTAAAAAGATTATTGAACAGAATCTAGCATATCTAAATCAGCGTTTAACATACTATCTTGCCAAGGTAGGATTACCACACATTGTGGAATTTCAGAACGATTTAACGGTGGTTATTACACAACTGGGACAGGACTTAGACTTTGATAATCTCAGTAGAGGTGAACGAAATAGACTCATTTTAAGTCTAAGTTGGGCATTTAGAGATGTATGGGAATCACTATATCACGGTATTAATCTACTGTTCATTGATGAATTGGTAGACAGTGGTATGGATAGTGCTGGTGTTGAAAGCAGTATTAGTATTCTCAAGAAAATGACACGAGAAAGAAACAAAAACGTATTCTTAATTTCGCATAGAGATGATCTAGCAGGGCGTGTTAATCATGTATTAAAAGTAATCAAGGAGAATGGATTTACTTCATATTCAAACGATATAGAAATAGTCCAATAGTTTTATGGCAACTGATAGTCATGACAAGATGATCGAAGCATTCCAAAACTATTTCAAGTGGCAGGAACGCTTTGAATACAAAGGAAGTGATGAAGCCGGAATCAAGAGTAGATTTTGGCTATCCGAGATACGTAATTTTGCAAGTGTAAGGCGCAAGGAAATACAAGATAAAAGGCAGGAAAGAAAGCAAGCCAGAAAAGGCATGGTTGGTCGTCCATCAAAAGTAAGTAACACTGATGGAGACAGCGAGTTGGACATTTGAAGGCAAGACTATTGACAGTATTCCTGATGAATACGAAGGCTTCGTTTATCTCATTACCAATACTACCAACAATAAAAAATACATAGGCAAGAAATTAGCCAAATTTAAAACCACAAAGCCACCTCTCAAAGGCAAGAAAAATAAACGCAGAGGCCATAAGGAGTCAGACTGGAAGGAATATTGGGGTTCATCCGATAGGCTACAGGCTGACGTAGAAGCATTAGGTCCAGAAAATTTTACAAGGGAAATACTTTACATGTGTAGAGGCAGAGGTGAAATGTCATATCTCGAGGCAAGAGAACAGTTTGATCGTAGGGTATTGGAATCAGACGATTATTACAACGGCATAATCAATGTTAGAGTAGGCGGTTCAGACAAATTGCGCAAGGCACTCCTAGAAAGACACATCAAAAACAAGGCTTAACATAGCAACATGGTTTGGTCGGGGCTGCTCGACCCATCTTGAGGACGCCTGCCGTGTGGGCAGTGTGCGTTCAGATACTGGTGCGTTGCAAGGACAATGCTAACTTAAGGCATGAAAGATGTGGCTCTGTGAAAAAGATACAACCACAAAGCAAGTGATTTCGACTGTTAGGGATTAACTGCTTTCCGCGGATATTGCGAATGCTGAAGTAGGGGGTTGAAGGTCTGCCGCCTCCACACATATTATATGTAATCTTCTTTAACAGGTTGGTGACGCTAACTCACATGAAGCTCAACAACACTAATTCGTCCGGCAACGGGCGAATTGTGGCTCTACTATCTACATGATGCTAACAAAACTGCTTCGCAGTTGTTGTGTTCATATATATAAAGTAAGAAAGAAGAAAAAATGCGTTGAGCGCAAGCGAAAACGCATAAGATCTTTAGATCTTACTCACAGTGTAAAGGAATAAATAACACTACATAACAGTTATGGAAAGATAATCAATGCGTTTAGAAGAAATCATTACGGAACAACAGATCGATGAAGCACCTCAGGGTTTTTTATCAAGAATGGGTTCACGAGTAAAGGCATTTGCGGGTGATAAACGAGCACAGGGAGATCTGGAAGCAGGCAAGGAAGCAAACTGGTTGAAAGATCAATTTGAAATCTACCTTGGAAAAATTAAAAAAGACGCTACACCACAATTATTAATAGACTTTCTTAAGAAAAACAATTACCCAACAGGAGCCGCCGAAGAGGAAATGTCCAAGGTTACAACCGGGCAGAAGATTGGATCCGCTGTAGGAACGGTTGCTGGTGGTATAGGAAAAGGAATTAGCAATGTTGCCAAGGGCATAGGAAACGTTGCACAGGGAGCAGTTGATGCAGTTAAGGGTGGTATAAAAGGTGCCAAGGATGCAATGGCAAAACAAGATGCACAGAAGACCGACACCGATCAAAATACAAATACACAAACAGGAAACCAACCCAATCAAAACACACAAACAGGAAACCAACCCAATACAGATAATGGAATATCAATCAAGGGTGGCAAGAAAAAGATTCCATTACCAAGCGAGAAAAAACTTGTTAATCAATCAATTGACTGGAGCGAAGCACAGTTTATATTTGAGGACGATGCCGCAGTAGTATTAAGTAGCGGACAGTTAGATAAGATTTTTATGGCAGCAGTTAGACAGGCAATTGAACGCGATGAAGGTGGTCAAATAGACACTGGCAAGGGCAGTGCGCCTGCGGATGCACAGGGTGGTGGTTTTGGCGGAGCATTGAAATCCGCAGGACAATCAGCCAAGGATCAATTTGCAAAACCCGGTTCAAAATTACCGCCAGAACTCGCAGATCAATTATCTAATCTTCCGATGAGAGAAAAACAACAATTAATGAGGTTGCTCTAATGAGACTTGGCCAGATACAAAATAGAAAGATGGTTACTGAAGAATTTGGTAATCCCCAACTAACACTTTTTGAACAGCGTGTGATAACACCCTGGGTGGCCAGTGTTGAACAGGTAATTTTTGAAGCAGCACTTTCGCAGGATCAAATTGCGGGAATATTCAAGAGCGTTGAACAGAATGCCGGAGACAATAGAACGCTGGCGGGCAAGACCGTTGACATAGCAAAACTGCCCGTGGAGGCCGTGAAAAAAATTGATGACCTAATCAATCAATTGGGCGGAATGGTTCAGAAGGCAGGTCCGATCAAAAATGCGGATGCAGAATTTGAAAAGCTCAAACAACAGATTACGGCAAACAACAAGGATTCAAAGATTGTCCAAGCCATTCAGGGCGTAAGCAACTGGGCAAAGGAAAATCCAGGCAAGGCAACCATAGCAGTGGGTATCCTAACAGCAGCCGCTGCACTTGCAGCCGGACCAGCGGGCGGCGCAGTAGCAGGTTTCCTTGCACGAGCAACAAAAGATTTATTACAGGGATCAAAACTTTCAACAGCGGTTGGTAAGTCAGTCAAAACAGCAGCATATGGTGCTCTTGCTGGTGCAGCAATCCAAGGCATAAGTGACAACATCATTGACAATATTGCAAGTGCCAGTGAAGCAGAAGCCGATGCCATGTTGGATCAATTTCAAAAAGCCAACTTTACAGCGGCAGTGGACAAGGCAGTAGCAGATGCAGGTTTTGATGCAGGTGTGCTTGATGGTGCTCAGAATTTAAAAATGTCAGGTAACATTAACGGATTCTTTTATAACTATGATTTAACAATGACTCCTGATCAAGTAGCACAATACAAAGAATTAACTAATGCCTATTATGCGGCAGATACATTTAGTCCAGAATACTATGAAGCAGCAGGCAAGTTACACGGTTTCCTATCTACCACACAGGAAGCAAATGCAGATCTAACAGCACTTGCAAAGACAATTGGAGATATACCTAAGGATCAACTAACAGGTCCTCAGATGGATGCTGCCATTGCCGTGCTTGATAACGCAGATGCAGCAATTGAAAAAATTATGGACATCGGTGGTGGCGCAGCCGCAGCAGCACAGGGTGCTCTACAGACGGTTGATGATAATGCAAAAAATATGCACGACGCAAAACCCATCAGTCCAGAAGAAAAAGCAGAACTTACAGACGGAGAAGCACCTAAGGAAAGCAAAACATACGTAGGACAGAAACTTTCCGAAGGACAAATTTATCTACTGTTTAACAGATTAGAAACAGTAAACACCCACATGCTGGAAAACAAACTGATGTTTGAAAGCGTGTTTGATGCACTCGCACACCGCAACAAACAGACAATCAATGAAGGACCACTTGATGCAATTAAGAAAGCAGCGACAGCGGTTGGCGGTTTCATGAAGGGTGCAGGCAAGCAGATTACCACAAAGGTAACCGCAGAAAAGTTAATGAGTGCATGGAAGAAAGCAAATTCACCCACAGACAGCGCAGAAGTTTACGACATTATCAAGAACATGGGTGTTGCAGATGATGTTATCAAGGGCACTTACGATTCGATGAAGATTGAAGTTCCTAAGGCAACGGATGCACCGGATGGTGATAAAGATGAAACAGCAGCAGATTCAGAAACAAATGCAGATAGTCCTAAGGATTCAACAGCAGGCGATGAAGGTTCAAGCACCACTGACACAGGCGCGGCAGATACCAATGCAGGCGGAGACGAACCAGCAGCAACAGATGACACAACAGATGATGCAGATGCACTAGGCAAAGCAAAGGAACAGAGAGCCTTAAGACTTGGAAGAGGTCTTTCTCCACAGGAAGAAAAACAAGTAGAAAAAGAATTTACAGCAGCCAAGGAATTGAAAAAGCAAGGCATTGAAAAGGGAACCGAAGTCACATTCAAGACAAGTAAAGGTCAACAGATGAAAGGAACAATTGTTGGCCCGTCCGAAGATGGTCGTGAAACCCACCTGTCAATCAAGGACGAAAAGAACAAAACTTATAATTTTCCAAAAGCGGGTCTTATGGATAAAACTGGCAAACCAATTGCCGAACCAAAAGCAGGATCTCCCGATGCTTCACCCGAAGACAATCTTGACAAGACAGGCAATCCAGTAGGAGCACCTACAGATGGCGCCACAGACACAAATACAGCGTCAACAAGCGGTGGTCAAGGCGGAGACACTACAACTACACCAACAGATCAACAAAACACAGCACAGAGCCCTACAACTGCTCCTGTGGACATAAAATCACTTGCTTCTGAAATTAAAAAATTAGGACCCGATGCTGTAAAAGATGCTAAGAAATTACTAGCGGCCTAGAAGAAAGGCAACTGCGTTTTCTTAGTTGTTTCGATATTTTCTTTGATTATTTCGGCTACGATTTCTCTCTCTTCATAACCCAGAGTCATGCCTTCACTGTAAGAAAGACCTCTCATATACCAACACATTTTGAGAACTTCTTTCTTGATTTCCCTTGCCTCTTTATCGAGTTTTTTTACTTCCTGCAAGATCTCCGGCAAGGGAAGGGTTAAGATCTTGCGGCGAAAAAATCCGCTTGATCCATAGTAATGCCTATATCAAATGTGTGTTCGCACTTATCACATTTTGCATTCTTAACCTTAAGTTCAAGGGTCTGCTTCATTTCCTGTAGTTTTTTATTGATACTTTCAAAAATACCATGTTCAGCATTTAGAACAAATGCTTTAATTGCATCTCTGTTAGATTCTGATCCATTCGGAGTATCAATTTGATGAACTGCGTCTGCAATTAGTTCAACAGTAATTTCGGTAATCTTAACAAAGCTCACGCCAAATCTATCAAGTTTTTCTTCTTCTGACATAGTAGTATCATTTACGATGTTAAAGATTTTTTCCTGTTCGATTTTGCTAATAGTGTGCTTGGTAGTTTCTCTGTACGTAAAAGGACGAATGTGAAAAGTTAAATCACCAACTTGGAACTGTTTGATGTATTGGAACTTTGCCATTTGATCTAAAAAGTCCGTTAGATTGTATTCATGTCTTAGTTCTTCCTTGCATTTAGGACAATTTGAATCAATGTCCATCTTTTCGCCATAGGTTGCAATTCTAATAGCAATTAGTGTTGCATCAACATCAATAGAAGGCATCTTCCAAGCATCTTTAATACTAGGAATGCAGCTCTGTATTACGGCTACAGTTGATTGTCCGTTCATTAGTGCGTCCGGGGTCTTGAACATAAGTTCGTCTCTGGCTGTCATAGAATAGACAGCATATTGTCCGTCCTCACTTTTATCCAATGCGCCTTCGGGATAGAACTCTCCCTTGCTGGGCAGGCTAATGTAAATTTTAGGTTGCCTATAGTAGGCTGATAGAGGACTCTGGCTTTCTTTTTGAGCACCAGGAGTTCCGGCTATCTCTACCTTTGGTAACTCAGTATTTTGGTCCATTTTTTTCTCCGATAAATAATATATTATTGCCGTGTAGGCAAATGTATTTATATGCGTATATTTCTGGGAAAAAAATAAATGGCTGAAGTAACAGGACAATTTGGACAAGAAGACATTATTCTTAATAATGCTGCGACCGAAGCCACTCTCAAGCAAATTTTGGAAATGCAGAAGATCATTGCTGCAAATGCGGCAAAAGGCTTCAAAAGCGGTGAGGATCTTGACAAGGGCATTAGAGAATTAGCCCAAAAATCTAGAGATGCAGCCAAAGCAGGCAAAAAATTTAAAGAGAGCAATCTAAGAGCTTATAAGGCACAAGAGCAAAATACTGATGCGGTTGAAAAAAATACCGATGCCCTAAGAAACAAAATGCAGGGCTTGGCCAATGTTATCCGTAAGGTAGCAACAGGTGGTCTTGAATTCCTAAAACGTGTAAGTGCAGCAGCCGATGGTCTAGCGACCATGGATGGATCGCTGACCGGTGCCACACAAACCATTGCCACAGCGATGGGATCTATACCCGGTTTGGGAATGGCTGCAGAAGCAACTGCTGCTGCTCTTATGCCAACTGTGGCAGCACTAGATAGAACTAGAGATGCATTCCAACAAGCAGCATCAGTAGGTGCTAACTTCAGCGGTAATCTCAACGGAGTTGTTACAGCAGCAGGCAAGATGGGCTTGACTCTAACCCAATACAGCAACATGATAGCCAACAACAGCGAAGCACTAATGCTGTTTGGAGGCGACACGGCAACCGGAGCCAAAGAACTTGCAAAATTTGGTGAAAAGTTTAAAAAGAGTCCTTTCTTTAATGATCTAGCAAGATTAGGTTATAGTACAGAAGCAATGAATGAAGGCTTCCTAGACTACGCCAAGATGCTAGCAAAGAACGGCAGACTGGAAGGCATGACGCAAGACCAGTTAATGGAAGGCACGCACGAATACATGAAAAACTTGGATGCAGTATCCAAGTTAACTGGTAAGAGCAAGGAATCACTACAGGCAGAAGAAGACGCTAGACAGGCTGATGCGCAGTATCGTATCATGATGTCTAAACTCAATCCGAAGCAACAGGCCGAGATGAAAAAACTGATGGACTCGGTTCCTGAAGCACACAGAGCGGGCATCAAGGAAATTTTAGCGACTGGTACAGCAACATCCGATGCTGGTATAGCCGCCATGACATATCTAAAAGAATCTAGTGGCATGGCGCAGAACATGTATCAACAGATTAAAACAGGAACCTTGGGTGAAAAATTTGCTGATGCCTTTTACGAGACTTATTCAAAAGAAGCAGAAGCATTTGCAAAGTCGGCGACTGGTGAAGTACTTGGTTTATTTGACAAGGAGATGGAAGGATTTGTCGTGGCTGCTCACAATGTTGCTGCACGTCAAAAATCATTGGAAGAAGTTACCAAGGATATAGAAACAACAATTGAGAATGCCAAGAAGGGAGTCAAATTTACGGAAGATGGCGAACCCATAATTGATCCTGCTACCATAGAATCTTTTAGAAATCAAATTAATACAGCCGCTAACAAGATGACTTCTAATCTAAATCAGATTAGCATCAAACCTCTCACAGACATGTTTGCCGACGGTGGCCCAGTTGATTTGGCTTTGCAAAATCTTCCCAGAGTATTAAACAAATCCGTAGAAAATATTGACAAGATACAAGCAGGAGCAATAGCCGCCGAAGCGGCATTGTTTGCTCTTGAAAGTGCGGCCTTTGCGGCAGCACTAGCCATGGGCGCACAAGGATTAATGTCCATAGTCAAAGGCCCATTAAAATTATTAGGCAAGGCATTTACAGGCAGTGCTAATGCAATTGGAAATGTTGGAAAAAAATTACTTCCTAAGGCAGTAACAAATCTAGCAACTAAGCCAGGAGTGGGCGGATCCCTACTTAGAGGTGCGGGAGCCGCAGCAAGATTTGCAGGCCCAATAGCAGCCATAGCAAGTATAGGATACGCAGGATTCAAGGGTGTCCAGGCAGGAATGAATGCTGAGGATTACCTAGGACTTGACGAAGGCGAAGCAGCCACTATGGGAGAAAGGTTCTCGGCTGGCGCTGGTGCATTTGTCGAAACCCTATCATTTGGTCTACTTGATGGCAAGAAGATGGCTGAAAAATTGGTGAATCTAACTGGCGCCGGTGTCAACACCATGGAAGAGTATGAAGCGGAAATTGCCAAGGAAAAGGCAAGGCTCGAGAGAAGTTTGGCTGGCGAGGACGAATATGGCATAATGGATGGCGGACTTGGTAGAGAAAGTTATGGACAGGCACAATCCAGAGCAAGAATCCTCGATATGGAAAAGAAGATTGCGGAGCTCAAGGCAGAAGAACTTAAAAAACAGCAGGAAGCAGGAAACCAAATGCCAGCGATGTTTGCAGGTGGTACTTTAGGAAGCCTAAACAAACTGTTTGGAAACTTTGGTGAAGGAACTCCAGCAATGCTACACGGAATGGAAGCAGTAGTAACTCCAATGCAAATGGCAGAAGTTGTGGCAAGTGGTGTGACAGGAACCATGCGTTCGTTCATCGGCAGTGTCCAAAATATGCTAATAGCAGACGAAGAAAAAGCAACCAAAGATCTTATGAGTGCAGGAACCACCACTGCTTCAGTTACTAAGTCAATAGATCATGGACAATCCACAAACTCACAATTGACGATCATGAAAGAGTTAAATAGTAGCATACAAGAACTAGTAGGATTAACAAGAATTAATAACACTCTAACCCAAAGACATATTGGTGTTACGTCGGGGTTGACAAATGATGCATTTGCTGTATAATAATATAGGATAAGAAATGAGTTGGAAAAAATACTTTACGCCGGTTAACACCGAAAACCAATCAGGATCGTACAGCCCAATCAGTGGTGGCGGACGACCTGGTCCAGCACGTTCCAACTATTCATCATATCTACCGGATGTTTATGCAGGAAGTCCAAACCGCATTGAAAAATACATGCAGTATGATACAATGGACATGGATTCAGAAGTTAATGCTGCATTGGATATTTTGGCAGAATTCTGCACTGGCAAGGACAAGGAAAACGCAACCCCATTCCACTGTTTCTTTAGAAATTCACCAACCAGTGTTGAAACCAAACTGTTAAAGGAAGCACTACAAAAGTGGAGCAAGACTCAACAGTTTGAAAATAGAATTTTTAGAATTGTAAGGAATACATTTAAGTATGGCGATTGTTTTTTCATCCGTGATCCAGAAACTAAGAAATTGCTTTACGTGGATCAAGCAAAAGTCTCCAAAATTATTGTTAACGAATCCGAAGGAAAGATTCCCGAGCAGTATGTTGTAAAGGATATTAATTTTAACTTTAAGAATTTAATCGCAACTACACCACATGGAACAACGAACACATCACCTAGTGGCACATCCTCATTTACAAGTGGTGGTGGCTTTGGTAGAGGAATGGTCGGTGCAGTTGGTAACACACCAGGAACACGTTTTCAAAATGCACAGAATGAAGTTACTGTAAACGCTGAACACGTGATGCACATTTCATTATCAGAAGGACTGGATAACAATTATCCATTTGGTAATTCATTACTTGAAAGTGTATTCAAAGTTTATAAACAAAAAGAATTACTTGAAGATGCGATCATTATCTATCGTATCCAGCGTGCTCCTGAACGCAGAATTTTTTATGTTGATGTAGGTAACATGCCTGCACACATGGCAATGAGTTTCGTTGAAAAGGTTAAGAATGAAATTCAACAGAGACGTATTCCAAGTTCAACAGGTGGCGGAACAAGTGTTATTGATGCTTCATACAATCCGCTTTCAACTAACGAAGATTACTTCTTCCCACAAACAGCGGAAGGTAGAGGTTCTAAGGTTGAAACATTACCAGGTGGAACTAACCTTGGTGAGATCACAGATTTAAAATATTTTACCAACAAGTTATTCCGTGCTTTGAGAATTCCGGCGTCTTATTTGCCAACATCAATTGATGAACAGCCTAACACAGTAGCAGATGGTAAAGTTGGAACGGCATATATTCAGGAATTGAGATTTAACAAATACTGCGAAAGACTACAGAGTAATATCGTAGAATCATTTGATCATGAATTTAAATTATGGTTAGACTCAAATGGTTACAACATTGATCCTAGCCTATTTGAATTAAAATTTAATCCTCCTCAAAACTTTGCCGCATACAGACAGGCTGAACTTGATACAACAAGAGCAAACATCTTTGGAACACTGCAACAGGTTCCACACCTATCAAAACGCTTTGCACTGAAACGTTATCTTGGTTTGACAGAAGAGGAAATCAAAGAAAATGAAAGACTATGGCGCGAAGAAAATGGTCAAAATCTAGTAGGAACTAGCCAAGACGCAGCAGGTGAACTAAGAACAGCAGGAATTACTCCTGGTAGCATTGAAGCAGATGCTGCTACGCAGGATGCAGAAGCATCCCCAGAAGCAGCGGCAGCGGCGGAACAACCAGAAGGAGATACTGGTGCAGAAACTCCTGCACAGTAATAAATAGTATTATGCTTCTTAGAGAATTTTTGTATTTTAATGACGATATAAATGATTTTGCTGTTGATCGAAGATATGATAACAGCAATGACTCCTCTGTTGTTGAATTAGATGATACTAGAAAAATTAAACTAACTTTGAGACAGATCAATCAACTGCGCCTTCAAGCAGAAGCTCACGAAGCAGAAAGACAATCTGAACTGGGTTTCATTAGTCAAATGTATGGTACACCAGTTGAGCAAGAAGAATAAAACCCCCCATAAAGACATTGCATTTGTTTTAGGAAATGGCAAGACTAGACTAAGACTAAATTGCGAGAAAGTCCTTGAACTAGGAACGGTCTACGGATGCAATGCACAATACAGAGAATTTGACCCACACTATCTAATAGCGGTTGATGTTAAGATGGTCAATGAACTGATAGAATCCGGATATGCCAAAAAAGGAACTGTATGGACCAATCCAAACAAGGGCATTAAGGATCGCAAGCAAGTTAATCTTTTAAGCCCTCACAAGGGATGGAGTAGCGGTCCAACTGCATTGTGGTTTGCTGCCCAAAACGGACACAAGAACATATACATACATGGATTTGATTATCAAGGGCTGCACGGAAAATTCAATAATGTTTATGCAGATACTTATAATTACAAGAAAAGCACGGATTCTGCAACATTCTTTGGTAACTGGCTAAGCCAAACAGAAAAAGTAATTAAAGAATATCCACACACACAGTTTTATAGGGTAATCAGTGACAATGCATACATACCCGACAAACTAGGACCACAATATGGCAATCTGAAGCATATTTCATACGAAAATTTTGGTAAAACCTTCGGAGAACTATATATCAACACAAAATGATTCAAAATATGCCCATTTAAACAGTTTTTTATAAGTAAAATGTAAATACATTACGAAACAGCCTTACCAATTGAAAAGGAGAATACAATGGCAGACAAATCTACACTAGAACAAATGCTTGAGCATTTGGTTAATGATGACACTGCGAAAGCAGAAGAGCTATTCCACGAGTATGTGGTAGCAAAATCAAGAGAAATTTACGAAGATCTTATCGAAGAAGAAGTCAAAGACGAAGAAGTTGACGAAGCATCTAAAGACGAAGAAGCAGAAGACAAAGAAGTTGATGAAGCATCTAAGGACGAAGATAAGGAAGAAGATAAAGTTGACGAAGCGACTGATGAAGACGAAGTAAAAGAAGATTCAAAAGACGAAGAAGTTGACGAAGAATTTGAAGAAGTTGCTGTAGAAGCAGACGATGAAGATGAAGGCGACATGGACGCTATGGGCGGAGACGCTACAGACGACCTAGAAGCAGACATCACAGGTGATGACGAAGAAGGCGAAAAAGAGCCAGAAGAGTTATTCCAGGATCTAGATTCAATCGTTGATGAACTACAGGCTAAATTCGACGAAATTAAAGGCGGCGAAGAAGGTGAAGGCGATGACATGGACGCAGAAAAAGAAGAAGAAACTTTTGCTCCAGAAGCATCTGCTGACCCAGAAGGCGACGCTGAACTAGCAACAATGAGAGAGTATGTTGAAAAAGTAGCAGGTGGACACGGTGCTGAAACAAAAGGCGGCGCGGAATCTGCGGACAACAAAAAGTCAGTTGTTGATAACATGAAGAATGACATGGGTGGAACTACTGCTAACATCGCAAAAAGCGGTGAGGACAGCGGCAAAAATGACGGTGGACTAGCAGACATTACACCTAAAGAAGAGAATGCAGGCAACGTTAATACGCCAGGTTCAAAGAATGCTACAAAGATGTCCAATGAAAAAGGACACGGCGCTGAGAAAAAAGGTGCTGCTGAACAGGCTGATAACAAGCAATCACTTTTCCGTGGTCGTAGATAATAGAGGAGACTAAGGTTGAAAACTAACCTACAAGAACATCTGAGCTTCGATCAGGCTAAAATCGTCATTGAGCGTGATGAAGGCGAAGGTAAGTCATTACACTTGAGTGGCATCTGCATTCAGGGTGACATTCGTAATGCTAACCAACGTGTTTATTCTTCTAAGGAAATTGATAGGGCTGTCAAGACGCTCAACGAACAGATTTCTGGGGGGTATTCAGTGCTAGGTGAAGTTGATCATCCTCAAGATTTGCGTATCAACCTCGACCGTGTATCACACATGATTACAAAAATGTGGATGGACGGTCCTAACGGCTACGGAAAACTTAAGATGCTTCCAACTCCAATGGGTCAATTAGTAACGACCATGTTGGAGTCGGGAGTGAAACTAGGAGTTTCTAGTCGTGGATCAGGCGAAGTAGATCCAAGTGGTAACGTTCAAGGGTTTGAAATTATCACTGTGGATGTGGTAGCACAACCAAGTGCACCGGGCGCCTATCCAACACCAGTTTATGAACACCTTATGAACAATACAGGTGGTTACGAGGCATTTAAAGTAGCACAAGAAGTCCAAGGCGACGCACAGGCACAACGATACATAGCAGAGAGTCTGAAGAAAATTATTCAGGGTCTTAAATCTTAAGGAGAATCACAATGCTAGACTTTGTAAAACAATTGTTTGAAAATAACGTGATTTCCGAGGAAACTAAGTCGGAGATTGAATCCGCTTGGGAAACTGCTGTTCAAGAAAACCGCGACACAATCTCTACACAATTACGTGAAGAATTTGCAACGAAATATGAGCACGATAAGACCGCAATGGTTGAAGCAGTAGAAAAGATGCTTTCAGACAGAATTACTGCTGAACTATCTGAGTTTGCTGAAGACCGCCAGGGACTTATTGAGGCTAGAGCCAAGTATGCTAAGAAAATGAAGAAAGATTCCGCAGCAATGGAATCGTTCATTCTTAACAACCTTAAAAAGGAACTAGGTGAACTGCGCGAAGATCGTAAGAATGTAGCAGGCAATGTTGCCAAACTAGAATCTTTTATTGTGAATTCATTGGCGAAAGAAATCGCAGAATTCCATGCTGATAAGAAAGACTTAGCAGAAACAAAAGTTAAACTTGTTAGAGATAGCAAGGCTAAATTTGAAACTGTTAAGAAAGACTTTATTGCGAAAGCATCAGCAGCAATTCAGGAAACAGTCTCTAAGGGATTGCGTTCTGAAATGACCCAACTAAAAGAGGATATTGAGGCAGCTCGCAAGAATGATTTTGGTCGCAGAATTTTTGAAAGTTTTGCAAGCGAATATGCAACTAGCCATCTAAATGAAAAATCTGAAACGGCTAAACTTCTTAAAGTTGTAAAACAGAAAGAAGAAGCAGTTAAGGAAGCAGAAGCCAAAGCGGCTGAAGCAGAGAAACTAGTTGAAAGCAAAGATGCTGAAATTGCCCAAATGAATGACTCAGCGCAGAGAAAGGAAGTAATGTCAGAGTTAATGGCACCACTTTCTAAGGACAAGCGCGAAGTTATGGGTGAACTTTTAGAATCAGTGCAGACCAATAAATTACACGCAGCCTTTGACAAGTATATTACAGCCGTAATGGAAGGTAATACACCTAAAAAGGAAAAGGTAGCGTTGACGGAAGGCAAAGAAGTTACAGGCGATAAAAATACACAGGCACAAACAATCGGCGGAACAGAGCAAAAAACCGCTGAGATATTTGACATCCGCAGGCTTGCGGGACTAAAAGTTTAAGGAGAACAAACAATGTCACAACTATTAGAGTCACGCTGGTCAGAAACCAAAGAGGCATTATTAGAAGGCCTAAATGGTAATAAGCGTTCTGTTATGGCAACGACTCTGGAAAATACCCGTAAGTATTTGTCAGAGAGTGCTACAGCAGGTGCAACTTCTGCCGGCAACGTCGCAACACTAAATCGCGTCATTTTACCAGTAATCAGACGTGTGATGCCAACAGTTATCGCTAATGAGCTAGTTGGTGTTCAACCAATGACTGGACCAGTAGGGCAAATTCACACGCTACGTGTTAGATATGCTGATTCGTTTAACTCGACATCAGGTACTGATACAACAGCAGGTGAAGAAGCACTATCACCATTCAAGATCGCTGAAGGATATTCAGGTGCTGCTGCAACTGATAAAGCCGCTGCTACAGCCGCTTTAGAAGGACAAGCAGGTAACAGACTATCAATTCAAATCTTGAAACAAACTGTTGAAGCGAAAACTCGTAAATTGAGTGCTCGTTGGACGTTTGAAGCAGCACAAGATGCTCAAGCGCAACAGGGTATCGATATCGAAGCAGAAGTAATGGCTGCCCTAGCGCAGGAAATTACTGCTGAGATCGATCAAGAGGTGATTGGATCACTTAACACATTGGCTGGTACAGCCGCATTAACATACGACCAAGGTGCAGTATCTGGTACTGCTACTTTCGTTGGTGACGAACACGCAGCACTTGCTGTTCAAATCAACAGAGTTAGCAACTTGATTGCACAGCGTACAAGAAGAGGCGCAGGTAACTGGGCTGTTGTTTCACCAACAGTACTAACACTGTTACAATCTGCAACTACTTCTGCGTTTGCTCGTACTACTGAAGGTACTTTTGAAGCACCAACAAACACTAAGTTCGTTGGTACACTAAACAGTGCAATGAAAGTATACGTTAACGGTTATGCTACATCAGACGATGTGCTTATTGGTTACAAAGGTTCAAGTGAATCAGACGCAGCAGCGTTCTACTGCCCATACATTCCATTAATGTCAAGCGGTGTGGTTCTTGATCCAGCAACATTTGAACCAGTAGTTTCGTTCATGACAAGATATGGTTATGTAGAGTTAACAAACACTGCATCATCTCTTGGTAATGC